TCAGTGCGTTGGCTCGTAAAGCATTACCTCAACGAACTCAAGCCGAATGGTGGCAGCAGTTTGAAAGATGCAGTTAATCGCCTTGAAGTGCAAATGGACATTGTGCTTGACCTATTGGCAAAGAAGTGAAGGCAACACCAGCGGCAATGGCAGTGCTACGCCAAGCCACTGCCCTGAAGCCATTGCGCAAGAAGGTATCTGATGGCCTATTGCCATCTGCTGCCCACCAGGTTCAAAATCCTAAATCAGATCACAATACTGGCCTAGCCGTTGACTTGACCCACGATGTTACCAACGGCATTGATTGCGCCAACATATTTGAGCAGTTAAAAGATGATAAGCGCGTTGATTACTTAATTTTCAACGGCAAGATTTGGTCAAAGGCAAGAGCTAAAGAAGGCAACCGCAAATACACAGGTTCAAACCAGCACAACAAGCACCTTCATATTTCAATCAAGGCAGAGTTTGCCAATGACACTTCACCGTGGTTTTGGTGGATGAACCAGCCTAAAATAATTACACAACTTGGTGCTAAAATCGTACCGATTCCTGCTAAAAAAGCATACAAAGCCGAAGTTTGCACTTGTTGCAAAGTCCACGGCAAGAAATAAGGGAGCAATTAAATGGAACAATTCAAGCAAATTACACTTTCTTGGTTTCGCGCTGCTGCTGCATCTGCCGTAGCTCTATTCCTTGCGGGCGAGACTGATTTCAAAACTCTTGGATATGCCGCCCTTGCTGGCGCTGCGGGTCCAATCCTCAAGTGGCTAGATTCATCAGCCGTAGATTTTGGCAGAGGCTCAAAGTAACCCACCCTTAATTTTTGGAGTAAATAAATGGCAGGCAGTTTTGATTTTACGATTGAACAAGGGGCAACTTTTAACCTTGTGATGACTTGGAAAATTGACGGCGTAGCAGTTAATTTAACTGGTTACACTGCTCGCCTACAAGCACGCGTTGATGTGGCCGATACAACAACTGTTCTGTCAATGACAACTTCAGGCGGTGGCATCACCCTGGGTGGTGCTGCAGGCACAATCACACTTGATCAAACTGCTACTCAAACAACTGCCCTAACAGTTGGCTCATTTATATATGACCTAGAGCTAGTTTCAAGTGCCAATGTTGTTATCCGCTTACTACAAGGTGAACTACTTATTTCTGCAGAGGTGACTCGATAATGGCCACAAGTATTGTTTATGTAAATACCACAAGTGAAGAAGTTGTTATTTCTAACTTGCAAGGCCCACCAGGTGCTTCAGGCGCACAAGGCGTTCAGGGTATTCAAGGGTTGCAAGGTTTAATTGCTGCTCAAGGTACTCAAGGTGTATTAGGACCACAAGGAACTACTGGCGCTCAGGGAATAACAGGTACTCAGGGAGTAACTGGTATTCAAGGTACTAATGGCGTGCAAGGTACTAATGGTGCGCAAGGTATTCAGGGAACAACTGGTATTCAAGGCACATTAGGTTTGCAAGGAACTACTGGAACTACAGGAACAACTGGTTCTCAAGGAACTACTGGCACAACAGGAACAACTGGTAGTCAAGGTATTCAGGGTCGTCAGGGAACAACAGGAACTCAGGGAACACTTGGAACTCAGGGAATAACAGGAACAACTGGCACACAAGGTTTAACTGGCACACAAGGTTTAACAGGCACACAAGGAACACTAGGTAATCAAGGAACAACAGGTGCTACTGGTTTGCAGGGAACAACTGGCACACAAGGTGTAACTGGTATTCAAGGCACACTTGGAACACAGGGATTAACAGGCACTGGCGCACAAGGCGTTCAAGGTATTCAAGGGTTGCAGGGTCTAGGTGATCGCTACCAAACAACATCTGTTACTTCTTTGACATTACCTGCCGTTGGCTCCATTTCATTAACTGTAGGTGCTAACCTTTCTTATTCTGTTGGCCAAACTGTCATCATTGCCAACACAGTTTCAAATTACATTATTGCCGATGTTGCAACTTACACAATTGGCACTGGCGCAATGACTGCAACTGTCACTCGATCTAATGGTGTTGGCACATTTACTTCTTGGGCAGTTAACTTAGATGGCGCTGTTGGTATTCAAGGTGTGCAGGGAACTTTAGGAAACGCAGGCGCTCAAGGAACTGTTGGCGCTCAGGGTATAACTGGAACACAAGGTGTGACTGGTACTCAAGGTTTAACTGGTACTCAGGGCTTGCTAGGCAATCAAGGAACAACTGGCGCACAAGGCACAAGTGGATTAAATGGTTCACAGGGTGTTACTGGCACGCAAGGGTTGAGTGGTACTAACGGTTCACAGGGAACTACTGGAACTACTGGTTCACAGGGAACTACTGGAGCTACAGGTTCACAGGGCATTACAGGAACCCAGGGAACTACTGGAACCACGGGCAATACTGGTTCACAAGGCACAACAGGACTTCAAGGCATTGATGGTTCACAAGGCACTATTGGTTCAACTGGTATTCAAGGTGCGATAGGCACTCAAGGCACAACTGGCTCTCAAGGAACTGCTGGTTTTGTCGGTTCTAATGGCGCACAAGGCACTCAAGGTTTAATTGGAACTCAGGGTACAAACGGAACTCAAGGCACTAATGGAACCAATGGCACCAACGGTTCTCAAGGAACATCAGGATTAAATGGCTCTCAGGGTCTTACTGGTACACAGGGAACTCAAGGTTTAAGCGTTCAAGGCACGCAAGGATTAACAGGAACTGTTACTGGTAGCCCAGGTCGAACTGTTACCTCATTCACAGCAACTGCAGCTCAAACGACATTTACCGTTTCTTATGTGGTCGGCTATGTGGATGTGTACCTCAATGGCGTTCGACTTAATAGTTCAGACTTTACTGCAACTAATGGAACATCAGTTGTGCTTGCATCAGGTGCTGTTCTCAATGACATTGTTGATGTTATTTATTACACACTTGGCTTAGGCGCACAAGGCACAACAGGTGCGCAAGGAACTAGCCCACTAACAACAAAAGGCGATCTCTACACTTTCTCTACAACTAATACTCGCCTCGGAGTCGGATCAGATGCCCAAATACTTGTGGCGGATAGTACCACTGCGACAGGCTTAAAATGGGCTACGGCTGCATCTTCAAGTGGGCCAACCTTTAGGGCGTATGCAACGACAAGTCAATCAGTATCAGCAAGTACCTTTACAAAAATAAACTTTGGTACAGAAAGTTTTGATACAGATAATTGTTTTGCATCAAGTGATTTTACGCCTACAAAGGCAGGTTATTATTTTCTATATACAGGTATAGCTACAACTGGGGCAACTGGAAATGATTATTTTTATATTCGTAAAAATGGGTCTGAAATAATTTATTTTAGGAGTCCAGTATCAGGTTCAGGAGGTTACCAATTATCACAACTTGTTTATTTTAATGGTACAACAGATTATGCAAATGTCTATTGGTATGGAAGCGCAATAACTGTTAGTGGTTCATCAACTGATTCTCAATTTAGCGGATTTTTTGTGAGGAGTTAATATGACAATACAAGAAACTATCTACGCGGCTTATCCTGAACTGGAAGGCACAGACCTTTACTTCACTCACGGAATCAAACTGCAAGATGATTCAGACGGAGAAGGCGTATATGTTGCTGAGTGGGCATATTCCAAGCCACTACCTGTTGGCTTAAAACTGGGCAAATAGTGGAACACTTGACTAAGAAAATTACTAGCAAACTGGGAGCCAACTGATGACACGCGCTAGAGACACCGCAAACATAATTGATCTGCCTGATGCAAAGGGTGATTTATTCACCGCAACAGCCGCAGATACACCAGCTCGATTGGCCATTGGCAACGATGGTGAAAGCCTCGTAGCAGATAGTTCCACCTCAACAGGATTGCGCTATCAAACAGGTTACAACGGAAACGCAGTAATCAATGGCGGAATGGATATATTCCAACGCTCTAGCACTCCGACAACAGGTATTTCAACTCCAGGCACAAATGCCGTTTTTGCACTTGATAGATGGCAAATTTATAGAAACACAACTGGCGCAACAATGTCGCGCCAAGTTACAGGCGACACAACAAATTTACCTCAAATCCAGTATTGTGGCAGAACTCAAAGAACAGTTAGCACCACATCAACTGCCGCTATCTATAACTCCTATACTTTCGAGACAACAGATTCTATTCGTTTCGCAGGTCAAACAGTTACATTTTCATTTTATGCAAGAGCAGGAGCAAATTATTCTGCTGCAAGCAGTGGATTAGTTTATGCTTTGCGTTATGGTACTGGCACAGACCAAAACAATTTAGATGGTTTTACTGGTAGTACCAATGTCGTATCAAGCACAAGCACATTGACAACTACTTGGCAACGATTTCAAGGAACTGCAACAGTCTCATCAACTGCAACTCAACTAGGTATTTTATTTACTTTTACTCCAGTCGGAACTGCTGGAGCAAATGATTACTTTGAGATAACTGGTGTGCAAGTTGAATTGGGTTCTATTGCAACTACTTTCAAGCGCAGCAATGGTGCTGGCGGCACACTTCAAGGAGAATTAGCCGCTTGTTATCGCTATTTCCAAAAGTTTGGTGGAACTCAGGTCAATGAAAGTTTCCCATACACAGGCTTTAGTTATTCAACAACACAAGGTGAAGGTCCACTTACTCATAAAGGAACAATGAGAACAACGCCAAGTTTGGCTTTTAGCACATTGAAGATTAGCGATGTAGCAACCTATAATTTGGCTGTTACAAACCTTACTCTGACAACAAGTGGTAGCGGACCCGATGCTTCTTACTTAGTCTTTACCGTAGCCTCTGGAACTTCATCAGGCAAAATTAACTATATGAGAACAGATGCCAGCACCGCTGGTTATATCTATCTAAGTGCGGAGTTGTAAAATGGAATATACATATACAGAAATCTTTGACCGTGATGGCAACTTGGCTTGCGTTCAGCGTTCAGATGGTTGGTCAATTCCTATTGACCCAGCCAACTCAGATTATCAACGCTATCTAAATCCTGAAGCGGAACAATCCACACCGAATCTGTAGGTGCGCTATGCTTAGTGGATGACACTCATACCACTAGATCAGATACACGAACAACTACACAACCGCTACAAAACCTCAGGATTCTCTGAACAGTTATTTAGGAACGATTGGCGCTTAATCATCAGTCTAGGCTCACATCCTGCCGAGGCTACTTATGAACAGGTTGAAAAGGTTATCCTGCGGGTGACTAAGCAATCTACTAGGGCAACTTATGTAGCTCGATATAGAAGCATTTTCAAGGCTCTCAACAAGATGAACCTGGTCAATGGTAACAACCCAGCCGAAAGCCTGCCTCAAGTTAAACCAGGCAGGGGCGTGCCAAAGCCCGTAACTAAGGCAGAATATGCCAAGTTACTGGCAGAGGCTAAGCCGCTTTACCACGATTGGTTCATTTTGGGCGGTATGGCTGGCCTTCGTGCTATGGAAGCGGCTAAGATTAAAGGCTCAGATTTGATTGAATATGAAGATGGTTATAGCCTACGGGTTCAGGGCAAAGGTGGAACTGATCTCATAATTCCAATTGCTCCACAAGTGGCTGAAATGATTAAGTCTTACAATACCCTTGATAGGCTTTGGCAGGTGACTGCTAACAAGTTTTCAGCAAGGGCGGCCAAAGAAATGCGCCGTATTTTAGGTCCTGATGCTAAGCATTTTCACTCATTGCGCCACTACTTTGCAACCACAATGCTTGAGAAATCAGGCGGAGATTTGATTGCAGTTAAAGAACTTATGCGCCACACAAGCGTTGCCACAACTCAGATTTATACGCAGTTAGCTCAAGGAAGAACAAGGTCGCTAGTCAATCTTTTGAATTAACGCACCCACAACATTCCCACATCTGCCGTTGGGCGAAGGTTAGATTCTTTCCATCCTTGCCTGACCCAATGGACAGTGTGTTGATCAATCCAAGTGCTTAAATCAAAACCGCTTATCTTGTAAAAGGTGTCAGGTTCTTGGCAATGATGCTCAATAAATTGCGGGGCAACTTCGCTATAGCCAAGACCTGCTAGGTATTCCAATTGTTTCTGATGCTCACCAACGGTGGCATCTGTCCATTCAAAGGCAATCATTCCCATCTTTGATGTCAGACCCTTGAACACAGACCATTCAGCGCCTTCCACATCAATCTTAATCAGGTCAGGTTGGCCGTATTTGAGTGCAAGAGTGTCAAGGGTAATGGTTGTTGCTTTGACGGTTCTGTAGGGCTTGCCAGCGTAAGGCATTGCATTGGCAGTTAGCCAATCAAGATTGATTGTTGACAGGCCATCTTCTTCAGCTTCATATAAGTCAATGACCTGATAATCGCTATTGCTTACGGCATATCGAAGCGGTGTGACATTGACATTGTAAATAAAGTTGGCAACCAATGCGCTAAAGACACGGGGAGCAGGTTCAAATGCAACTAGGCGATAACCTTTGGCAAGTGCGGCAGCCGTGAAATCGCCCCTGTTGGCGCCGATGTCAAAGCAAAGCATCAAGTTTGTCCAAATTATCTTTAACGGCCTTTTTATACATTGGGTGCATCTTTTGTTTTTTTAACTTGCGCAAGCCTTCAAGGGATTCATCCTTGCGCCCAATCCACCAGGCAGCCACAAACTGTTGAAAAGCTAAACAGTAGGCGCCATAGTAGCCAACATCGCACGGCAACGCTTCTTCAATCTCTGCCCAACCCAATCCCATCACGGCAAATGTATATGCCTCTTGCCAACTGCCAGTTCTTTCATAGTATTGAGAGAGTTTGAAATAGGCTTCAGGGCGTGAGTCATCGTAGGCAAGTGCCTGCAACAGACAGTTGCTGACCGAATACTCACGGCCAGTCTGATCTTCAAAGCATTGAGCCATACGAATCAAAGAGGCATAAGCCTTTGGGTTACTTTCTTCGCTATATTCAACGCAGCGTAAATAAAACGAGACGGCGCTGGCACTCTGATTGAGCGATAGGTACTTCTCAGCCAAATCAAAGTTAAGGTCAGGGTCAAAAGGGTTTTTAGATAGGTCAATGACAAGGCTTTCAATGCTCATATTGCAAACTCTCTGTTATTAAATCTTCAACAACTAACTTTGGAACAAGCAAGACAAAGGCAGCGTTATCCTGGAATCCAAAGCTAATGAGCAAATCATCACCTAATTTGGCAGCGCCCACGGCAAATTCAACGCGGGCATCTAAGAAGGTAAATGTCTTTGACATTCCAGCAAAGTTAAATTCCTCATCCCACATCACTAAACGGTGGCGATAGATGGCATCCTTTTGATCTAAATAGTTCTTGAACAAGTCCACCTCATGCGTGATGCAAATATACATATTGCCCCAACGGATAACCTGGGAACCGCCACGCTGGTCGGCAGGGGGAGTAATTGAGTGGCGCACAAACTTTTGCTCTGTCAGAGAATCTAACGGACTGGCATAGACAACTTCAGTTGGAATAGTCCATTTAACGAATGTGTAGGGCTTATCGGCAACTGGCATCCAGTTCTTTTCACAATATGAGTCATCAGGTGCAGGGGCAGCAATACGCTTGCGAGCAATCTCGCGTACTCTCCATTTGTCTTTATCTAACTCAATTTGTGTGTATTCCATACGGCCAACGCCATTTGTAGTAGTATCTCGGCGCACCCCAATAAGGTAATACTCACCGTTCCATTGGACAATTCGAGCATCCTCAAGACCGACAAAATCCCATATTGGCTCATGCAAAGATTGCATCTCTACTTTGGCAAACTCTGTCATCTCTAAATCTTTATTCAAACGACAAAGATAATTTTCTGTTACTAGCCGTTGATCTTTCTCAGGATGCAAGTAGCTCAATGGACCAAAGCGACTGGCAAAGCGTTGTTTGTTCTCTGCGTGATAGAGGGTATAGTTCACATGGCGCAGATTGACCAAAATATCGCCATCATTGTCAATAAAGACAGATGGATTCATTAGGCCAGTGCCTGATGTCAGGCCATTGGGTATAACAATTGGTGCTAGTCTGCCCCCGTTGGCTACCGCTTTTTGAACTAAGTTCATAGGTGGTAAGTTACACCATAAATTAACAAATTTTGGGGGTATGGATGGAACGCGGTGAAATCTTAGATCAAGCAAAGCACCTGACTCAAGGTGATAGAAATAAGAATTATGGCAAGCCATTGACCAACCATCAGCGTATTGCTGGTTTATGGTCAATCTATTTAGAACAAGAAATTTCTCCATCTCAAGCTGCAATCTGCCTTGCACTTGTCAAGGTTGCTAGGTTGATTGAATCACCTAATCACCTTGATTCATTTGTAGATGGCGCTGCATATTTTGCAATTGCTGGCGAAATCGTCACAGACTAACTTTTAGGCGCTAAAACGCCCCCATAGAAAAACCCCCTGCAGCCGTTCCTGCAGGGGGTTTTTCGCTTTTTTAATCTAATCCTTCAAATAATCCTGCAATGCAAGAATCACAATCTTTGTAACAGTAAAGTGATTGGCCTTCGCCTTTACTTTTACTGCCAGCCAAAGTTCTTCAGGCACTCGTATTGAACGCAATGGTGTCATAAAACCACGCATTGACTCATTGAACCCCAACACCAGCCAAGAAACTGGGCGCTAGGTGCATCAATGCCAACCCACCAAAGGTTTGCAGAAACCTGCCAAATCAAGATTAGTGCAAAGAAAATAGCAATTGCGCGTACTTGCTTGCCACGCTTTGTAATCATTTCAACGCTCCAATTCTTGAATTTGTGCAATGACTAATGCAGAGTTCACAATTGCACTGCGTAGTGAGCGCTTCATTTCGTCAAAATCTGATGTTTCACTTGCTTGATTAAGGTCACGACTGATTTGATACATATTATCTGCTACTTCAATTACTAGATTCTTCATTGCACCCATCTTAGTTATTCTCCAATTCTCGTTCAATTCGGACTAATTCGGCAACAATCTCCAAATGAAAATTGCGTTGGTTTTCATCACCATCACGCCGAAGTTCAGCAACTTGCTCAAGATGCCAATTAGTAATTTCTTGAAGTGTCATTAGGCACCAGCCTTTACTTGTAGTTGCCAACGATTATTGCAAGTTTGGCAAATGTGAATGTCTTTGCCCTGAATTAAAACAATGAATTTGCTAATGCGTTTTGCGCAGAATCCGCACTTCATTATGCACCTGCCTTATTGCGATTATAAGGATGATTTGGTGAGTTCCACGGAACGCAGGTTTCGCACACTAAATCTGTGCCACCTAAGAGATTGGTGTAATAAGCACACCAAGTTCCAAGTGGTGTTTTGTGTTGGATTGCTTGATTGTTTGCTTCAAACCCTGCACGCAAATAAGTGCCAGCGTGTTCATCGCAAAGAACAGTTCCATTATCATCTACCCATAGGCGGTTGCTCATTATGCACCTACCTTGTATGTGTAGTTGTGTTCGGTAATTTTGTGAAACTCAACATCGCGCATAACTGAAGCCTTAATTGCTCCACCTGTTCTTGTTTCCCAACCACAAGAACAAATTACATCCCAAGCATTGTGAACAAAACCTTTGTTATTACGCATTTTTGAACCATCACTTAGAACTGCAAACCACTTAATTGTTACTTTTGTATCTGTTACATTTAACTTCATTTTCTGATCCGTTCTGTAGGGGCCGTTCCCCATTGAGATAAAGGTAGCACCTGTATATACGCAGGGGCAAGATTGACCCCCTATTTTGGTAACAATTTGGTAACGGCTTTTGAGCGTGTTAGGGTCAGCTCAAGGCGTGGAAACCCGAAGAATTGGGGAATTGCTAGGGTTTTCACGCCTTTTCACATCCTTGCCCTACACTTACCCCTATGACCACCGCTATCGCCTTCCAGGGGCCTGATTTTGCCATTCTAGGGGCAGACTCTCAGGTAACAGATGGCGATAAACGCATCCTTTCCCCTAGCACGCCCAAGATTGTCAAACTGGGCAAATACTTGCTGGCAGTACGGGGTGATTGCAGGCCAGGGGATATTCTGACCTACAACTGGAAACCGCCAGCCTTTGATGGCACTGATCCTGTGAAGTTTATGGGCAAAAAGATTGTGCCAGCCATCATTGCTGCGTTTCGAGCTAATGGCTACGACTTTGACAAAGATGGCGCAAGTTTTGGCTTCTTGTTGGCATTTGGTGGCAATGTCTTTGAGATTGGCGATGATTTGAGTATCAATCAAAGTGCAGATGGCCTGTATGCAATCGGCTCAGGCTCTGCCTACGCGCTAGGCGCATTGGCGGGGCAACTGCCCAACCTTGCCCAATCCGATTGGGCATCAGATCAGATTCTTGAGGCGCTGGCAATCTCTGCCAAATATGACATTAACACCGCCGCACCTTTTCAGATTGAGGTTCAGCGAGTCTAAGCGTTGCACTGTTCATGTATGTGTAGTATGTGCGCACCTACTTTGAACGGAAAGGAAAACAAATGTTTTGGTTAGGATTAGCTTGTTTAATCATTGGCCTTTTGGCCTTATATGCAATCATCATCTCAGCTTTTGAAATAGGTGAAGGCAATTGAGTTTTGAAAAGAAACCACGCGAACCGCTATTTTCACTTCATAATCATTCAGATGGACACATTGCTCTGTACCTTGAGGAACAAAATGCAGTCAAGGATATGCTTGAAGATGTGGTCGGCAATTTTGATCATAAAATGCTGATGGAACTGCAAGGAATCTGCGCAGAATCAGTCAAGGCCGAAGGCCATTTTGACCGACTAGAAACTGCACGCGAGAATCTAGGTGATGGCGCACCATTACTTTGCAGTATGACCGAGCAAGAAGCATTGATTTTGGCTGAAGATTTAATTCGAGCAGTAAAATTTGGTCGCATTGGCCGTGAGGCTCAAGGCAATTACCCATCACTTAAAGTAGTTCAATAGTGGCTAACCCAAACGGGCGCAAAGGCGCACAATTTGAAACCGATGTAATGCGTTGGCTTCGTAGTGCTGGTGCTTTATGTGAGCGTTTGGTTAAAACTGGTAAGCACGATGAAGGCGATCTAGTCGCAATCATTGCTGGTAAGCAATACATTCTTGAACTCAAGAATCGTAAAACAGTAAGTTTGCCTGAATTTTGGCGTGAAGCTGAAGTTGAGGCAGAAAACTATGCAAAGGCTCGCGGTTTATCCGAGGTGCCATTGCATTACATCATTCTCAAGCGCCGAAACGCTGGGATTGAACAAGCCTGGGTAATCCAGGATTTGCAGCAATGGTTAGCAGAAAAGCATTGAAAGGTTTTGATTTCTTTGTTGATTTGCCACGATTTGTTCAAGCAAAGTGTTCAGATGTCAAGGATAAGGACTTGTTCTTTCCCGACAACCGAATACAAGAGGCAGAAAGACTGCACCAACTCAAAGCAATTTGCGCGAGTTGTATTCACGAAAAGGAGTGTTTGGAGTACGCACTAGAAAAACAGATAATTCACGGCATTTGGGGTGGCTCAACGCCAGTC